ATGGCGTACTGCTTTTTTGAATGAGCGTCTGTTCCGGGTACCCAATGGATTTTATTCAGCGTTAACCGATGAGCATTTCTATATTCCTTCAGATAATGGAAAGCTTCAGAATCTGGATCTGATAGGCACTTCTAAGCGTACTAACTGGAAGAGGCTATCTGCTGTTGGTTGTATGAGTGATGGTGATCTGGACTTCACACAGCCGCTCTATATTGCATGTGACAGTAACGCGGCCATATCTACTGTTTGTGTGGGTCAGGTAGACAGGAACTCGAATGAAATGAAAACGGTTAAGTCATTCTTCATTAAAACGCCGGGCAAACTACAGGATGTGGTTCAGATGTTTTGTGATTATTATCAGGCTAAATTGAACAAAGAAGTGGTGTTTTATTTTGACCATACCTTCACATGGACCACAGGAACTACCGATGATAGTTACCGGGATACGGTGGTGTCTGTATTAAATAAGAACCATTACAAGGTAACAGATGTGTACATTGGCCAGTCACCTGGTCACTCATGGAAACATCTTCAGATAGATATGGCTTTAAAAGGCAATCCTGAGTTTCTGTATCCAACCTTTAATCTTGAGAATAATGAGTTTCTGAAGTTGGCTATGGAGCAGGCCGGAGTACGACAGGGGAAAAATGGTTTTGAAAAGGATAAGACTCCTGAAGCTTTGCCTGATACTCCCGACAACCCTGACGAGCAAAAGACTCACGTCACAGACGCATGGGATACTCTGTACATTGGATGCCAGTTCTATTTCGTATCACCTGGTATGTCTTCGGGCTTTGGTGCTATGTTTATTGGTGATTAAATAGCTCATAGTTTAATTATGGCCGGTCTTAAAAACACCGGCTTTTTTTTGTGCTCATCGGACACACGTGCGTGTAATCGTTATTGAGGGCAGGTTTTTGTTAATTTGCGCTGTTGCGTGGCATATTACATAAAAAAATAATGTGCAGACGCTCGTTTTTTTGAGGGCGTTGCGTGGTCTACCGACGTATAAAGGGAAAAATACGTTTTCCCTTTAGAACCCTTTTTGCTGAATATCAAAAGCATAACCCTTTTTTAAAGTCAATTCCATGGGAATGGTCTGCGATTTTCACATTTTTTAATATTCGAGCCCAAAAATGAGGTTTATAAATGGTGTTTGTGATGCTTTTACCCGAATTTTGAAATTTGTTTCTAAAAATTTTTTTTTGAATAATACGGATTAAACAATTAGGCTTATTCTGTGTGTTTGTATTTGCAATGTCTTTTAATACATTGATATACAGTATTTTATGTTGTGTAATTTCAGAAAAATAGCTATATTTGTATTGTCTAAGTGATGCGATGATAATCACAGGACGCAATTATTAACATTCAATTTTTAAGCATTATGACACAGGTAAAAGGCAACACCGCCTTAAAAGGTGATGAAAAACCAGTTTTATCAATTACGGAAAGTAAAAAAGCGTCGGAACAAAACGCCCAGGAGCCAAAAAATGACAGTAAAGGGAATAAGGAGTTAAGTGTCTCAGACCTTAAAAACAGGGCTACAGTGATTCATCTGTTGAGTGAGAAACATACCTCTATTACGGCAAAAAGGGCTTCACTTGATAAATTCAAGGTCAAACTTGACAGTGAAAATGCGGTTATTGTGGTAACTGATGCTACGGGCGAAGAATTTAAAAGTTCATCTCCCAAGACTATCGGAAAGCTCGTTGAATTTTGGAAAGATGAGTTTGACGAAAAGATTGAGGAAATTGAAACAGAACTGCGCACCCAGTACGCAATTATCTAAATTAAAAATCCCCTGCAAATCGGCGGAATTGCAGGGGAACAAAAACAAACGTTTTACAACATTTAATTTTTTAAGCATTGCAAAGATATGAAAACTTCTGAAAACAAACCAACGGAAAAACAACTTTCTGCTATTCGGGAAAAGAGGGAAGAATTAAAAGCCCTTTCAAAACCATTTAAAAAACTGGTTGACGATGGGGCTATTGATACAATCAACGAGGGTTTAACCGCTCTTTATGCTGAGCAGGGGCACAGCGATTTAAAAACGCTGAAACAGTGGAATGAAGCAGGGAAAAAGGTAAAAAAGGGGGAACATGCTTTTTTATTGTGGGGAAGGCCTAAAGCCATACATAAAAAAGATGAACCCACAACAGAACAAACAGAGGGGGCGGAACTGGATTTTTTCCCTATATGTTTTGTTTTCTCTGCCTTGCAGGTTGAAGATGGGAGGAAAGCATCATGATGGAAAAATTGTTGACTGTTTGCCGCATGGCAAGCGGTAAGAAATATACTACCGGCATCAACCTGAAAGGGGATTATCTGCAAAAATATGGTTTCAATGAGGGCGACATGGTAAAGGTTGAACTTAAGAATAATCAAATCGTTATCAGCAAGAACAAAGCCACTGAAATACTTACAGATATGCAAACGAAAAACCCGCTGATTGGCCAGCTGATTGAATCGCTTGATTTACATATGCTATGATATAAGGCAATACGAACACAGGAAACTACCTCTAACGGGGACGGTTTCCTGTGTTCGGGCTACTTTTTTGCTCGCCCAAAAAAGTAGCAAAAAAAGGCGAAAGCACCCGCAAGGGGTAGAGATGAAAAAATACTTGTAATGCTGGAGTGTACGGGGCCGTGAGGTTCTGTACACTTTTTTTATGTCCTTTAAGTAGGTTTGCCGGCAAAGTATTTTTGATTTGTAATTTAAAAATGAATGGAAAGTCTAATTAAACAATCTGCTATCTGGGCAATGATGGAAGAGAAAGAATTTGGCAAGCCAAAACCTTTCTGCTTCCAGGTGGCCAAAAAAAACGGGGAGCTGGCCACTTATCAAAATGCGGTCCTGACATCTATACATTCAAAGGGAAAAACTTTCAATGTATTGCTGCCAGGGGAGATGAAGCCGAAAACATTTCGCAAGATATTAGTTACCAAATTTAATCAATATAAAGTTTACATATAATGGGGAAAAAGGAGCAGATGAAATATGAAATTTTCGACTTTGGAGGAACGGCCTATTTATCCGGATCCTCTTCTGTTGTATTGTTTGGTGATTCCAAAGAAATGGTCGGTGACAGCAATACCATTTACGAGGAAATTACACCGGCTAACCGGAAAAAAGGCACCATAGCTTTTGTAAAGCGTGGTTCTAACAACAAACAGCCCGTTGAGATTATGGACAAAATCTACGCGCTTAGTACGTTAGGATCCAATATCGCTTTCAATGCGAAAATGGCCTATGGGGACGGTGTAATGGTTGTCAAAAAGAAACGGGATGAGAAAGGTAATATTCAAATTGAAGAGCAGCTCTATGAAGATTGCCCGGAGGTTTTTGATTTTCTGAATAATAATAATTATACCAATACCGTCCAGGAGTGGGGAAATGATATAACGGTGTTCAATGAGGGGTATTGCGAGTTTGTATTTGCCCGGGGACAGAACAAAATTGTAGAACTCAATCCGGTAGAGTCAATCAACAGCCGGTTATCTTTGGCCGATGAGAAAACCGGAAGAATAGAATGGCATGGCTACTCCCCCACCTGGCATGACGGAACACCTGACGATGTTATGGCGCTGCCGTTATTGGATCGGAGGAAACCTTTGACAGACCTTCGGGTTAGACGTGGGCTGTCGATGGATTTAAATGGCAAAAAAAGAGTTGCCCCGGCAACAGAGAATAGCTATATGCTTCAGCTGATGTTGCCAACTCCTGGGCGTTATTACCATGGGAAGCCTTATTGGTGGGCTATCTTTATTGATTGGTATGACTTTGCTGTGGCTATTCCCAAGTTTAAAAAAGCATTGCTTCAGAACCAAATGACCCTGAAGTATCATGTGAAGATATCCAGGGCGTTTTGGCCGAAATATTATGAATCTCTGGGGATATCAGAAACTGAGCCGGAAAAGAAGAAAAAAGCCAGAAAGAGCTTTTTGGAAAGTATGGATAAATTTCTTTCCGGTGCGGAAAATTCCGGAAAGTCATTTGTATCGGAGTTTGAATACGACAAAATCAACAAGTACGAATCCAATGATATTATCATCACTCCTATTGAGTCTTTTCTCAAAGGAGGAGAATATCTCGAAGACTCTGAAGAGGTAACCAATCAGATCAGTTACGCCCTGGAGATACATCCGAGCATTATTGGAGCTACCGGCAAAAACGGAAGTATCAACGGAACTGAAGCCCGGGAGCTTTTTATTATCAAGCAAGCACTTATGAAACCCATTCGGGATTTATTTGTATTACCTCTTTATATCGTTAAGGAGATAAACCAATGGGATAAAAATCTGCATTTCATGATACCGAATATCATGCTTACAACGCTCGATAAAAATACCGGGGCAGAAAAATCAATAGGAAATCAAAAAGTATAGGTATGCCACAAATAATTAGCACGATAGAACAACTATCAAAGGTTGTGAAGATAAACAAGAGTACACCTTATGCTGTGTTCGAGCCTTTTATAGCATCTGCTACTGATATTTATCTAAAGCGTTATCTCGGAGCTGAACTCATACTAAAGCTTCAGGAAGAGTCGGTAGCAGATGCTTATAAAGATGTTTTGGATCTTGTTAGAAAGTCGCTGGGTCCGATGGCGCTATGGATTGGCAATGCGGAGCTGTCAGTTAGAGTGGGTGATAGTGGTTTTACGGTGGAAAAGAAAGCCGATAGCTTACTGCCGGCCAGTGATACCAAGATTGCCAAGGTAGAAGAAAGCCTGGAGCGCAGAGCATTCCAGTATCTGGATATGGTGCTGGAGTATCTGGAGCAACATGCCGGGGATATTGATGAGTGGAGTGAGAGTCCGTATAATGCCGGTTATATTCGTTCTGCTAAGGAGTTCCAGGAACTGGGACTTGTTGATATAGGATACAGCCGGTTGGCTTTTGAGAATCTTCGCCCATTGATGGGTATGGTGACTGAGCGTTATGTCATTGAATATATTGGCGAAGAACTCAATAGTGCTTTGCTTCAAGATATGGCCGAACATACTGAAGATCCTCAAAAGAAACTCATTTCTGTTATCAGGAAGTTTGTAGCCTGCAAGACTGCGGAGCTTTATACCAGCCAGACTTCAAAAAAGAACCGTACTTCAGGCGAATATATTGAATATAAACCTATCGTCCGGCCGGCGTATGAAGATCCGGACGAAACGGGAAATTTCTTCGCTAACCAGGCTAAATACTATTTAGGCAAGATACAGGAAATTGTCACCAGCAATGCTGAAGCTCTGGGTATAGTTCCAAAAAACGAAGCAATCGAATTTAATAACGAAGACAGGAATCTGTATCATATGATGGGATAATTATGGTCAATTTACATGTAGGAGATAAGGTATACAAGCTTCCGGAAAGCATGAATGAAATGACGAAAGAGCAGCTGCTCTTTCTTTCAAAATTAGTGTCTAAAGAGCTACCTGTTCAGGAGATAAAAGTAAAGATGCTTTTCCTCTGTATAGGTGCCAGGGCCAGGAAGATGAAGAACCCGGGATATTACAGGATTTTGATTGGTCGCAGGGTGGTAGCTCTGACGGTCGACCAGATTACTCAGTTTTCATTGGTCTTCAATTATCTGTTTACCGAACCTGATGAACAAGGCAGATGCTTTCTGGATAACCGGCTAACGATAAATCATTATCCACGCATCAAGGTGTTGGGCCGCCAGTTTCATGGCTCGGATGAAGCTTTGACCGATATTAGCTATAACCAGTATATTTATCTTCAGACTTATGATATGATGAAAGATAAAAATCCTGCCGCTATATATGCCTGGTTGGGCTGTTTCTTTCTTCGTAATAAGGAAAAGTTTAATCCAAAGGAATTGAACTTAAGGCATATGAGATTGATACCGGCCGATGTGGTAGTATTATCTATTTGGTTTTGGATAGGCTCTCTGAGATATATTGCCGACAAGTTCCCCCGGGTGTTCCCTGAAGGAACCGGCGAGGTTTGCAATCCGTATGATGGACAGCAGCGCCTGCTCGATTATGTGGCCAAAGCAGATCCTGAGAAAAAACGAAAATATAAACAGGATACGCTTTACAATATCCTGTATTCTTTAGATTATTTGATGGAGAAAGATGAAAAATAAGCTGTTGTTTTTACCCTTCAAACAAGGGCATTTACAACCAATTTATTGCAATTACCACACAGGCGAATGTTGTTTTTACCCTTCAAACAAGGGCATTTACAACGGCTGGCTAAACTCATAGCACCACTGATCAGTTGTTTTTACCCTTCAAACAAGGGCATTTACAACTAGCTTTGAAGACTACCGCAGGAACAGACCGTTGTTTTTACCCTTCAAACAAGGGCATTTACAACAAAAAGAACTTTTACAATGGAAGAAAGTTAGTTGTTTTTACCCTTCAAACAAGGGCATTTACAACAGAAAGTACCTATTACCTATCTAAAGCCTCGTTGTTTTTACCCTTCAAACAAGGGCATTTACAACCCTTGTTTCTCAGGTTCGTATCGGAACAAAGTTGTTTTTACCCTTCAAACAAGGGCATTTACAACAATCAGACCATATACACATAGAGTATGACCGTTGTTTTTACCCTTCAAACAAGGGCATTTACAACGCAGAGCTTATTTTTAAAGCAGCTGAATCAGTTGTTTTTACCCTTCAAACAAGGGCATTTACAACTATATAAACAATGAATAAATCACAAAACAAGTTGTTTTTACCCTTCAAACAAGGGCATTTACAACCAGCGAAGAAATAAAGGATGGCACATGGCAGTTGTTTTTACCCTTCAAACAAGGGCATTTACAACGGTTAGATGTAACAGGCCATACAAACTCGCGTTGTTTTTACCCTTCAAACAAGGGCATTTACAACCGTTGATTGATGGGCAGGAAGCGGTGATTGGTTGTTTTTACCCTTCAAACAAGGGCATTTACAACATCCAACAGTAGGACCATTATTCGGAAGCTGTTGTTTTTACCCTTCAAACAAGGGCATTTACAACTTCTAAATTACACCAATCGCGCCAAAAATCGTTGTTTTTACCCTTCAAACAAGGGCATTTACAACAAAACCATTTCTGTTTCTTGGCCAACTTACGTTGTTTTTACCCTTCAAACAAGGGCATTTACAACGATACTTCGCTTTTCTTAATATTGCCTATAGTTGTTTTTACCCTTCAAACAAGGGCATTTACAACACATAATATTAATGCGGGCTGCTAACCATCGTTGTTTTTACCCTTCAAACAAGGGCATTTACAACCAACTATAATCAAGTAACTGTTTTATAGTTAGTTGTAAGATATTTTATAAAAAAAAACGTTTCTGCTAATCTATTTTATAAATAATTGATTCAGTTTTTTCCTTGAAAGCTGATGATATTATGCTTGCGATACCTTTCTGGTTTATCTGATTCTGAGAATAAGATACAATTAATTTATGAGGAAACTGGTTGTGCGAAAAGCTATTGCGGATCATATTAAGGTATTTTCTTTCTTGTTCAGAAATATAACCATGATTTATCAACCATTGCAAAAAGTATTTATGAGCTATATTGCCTCGTAAAGGAATCCCTCTCTCATTAACACAGAGAGCTAACAGTCCGTCAGCATCTTTCTGAATAATCGTTTTTTCAAGCCTGAATACCTCATCAAAGACCTCCTGACGTGCTTTGTTATAATCGGTCAGTTCGTAGCGTAGCTCATTCACTCCTATCTTGCCATTAGGTAGATAGGCAATTAGTTCAGGAAGACGCCGATCGTACGCAAAACGGTTAAGATCTTTGATGTTCTTGAGTCTAATTTTTGCTTCAACAATTAATTGTATTTCAGGTAACAGAACTCCTTTTTCCGGCATATTCCCTGCATCATCATAATTTGGCCTAAATTGGAAAGCCCGTTCCTTTATCTGTTCTTTATTCAACTCTTTTTTGATGTTATTTAATTTTAAATGTCCACTTCCATCACCTGGGCTTAGTTTCTCAGCCATAAGTAATAAGATTCGGTCATCTTCGGCAAGCAAACGAATATTTTTTTCTGTGTCAAACAACGTTTTTTTAAATGTCTTCTCTATATCTGTTTTATCCAACACTGGGAGTTTTTTGTCTTTTTCTCTATCCATTTGTCTTTTTTGAGATAAACGGATAAAAGCCTTATTGAGGGGTTCTTGGTAATATTTTTTGAAATTAGGCTGAGAATCAGGGATAAAACTCACCAATTCATCTTTGATTATATAAGAACGGCTACCTTTGTAAAAACCTTGAACGCTATCGTCACGATTTAACCACCATACTCTCAACAACTCATAGTATTTTGTGGTATTGGGGATAGCTTTACCTGCTAAGCGAAGTTCCTGAGTAAGTAATTCACATAACTTGTTATTAAATAGGTTTGTTGGCAAATCTATTGGACGCTTTTGATCGTTTCTATTACGTCCCTCGTTGATATTACGAAGCCAGCCTCGTAGGTCATATTGTTCTTTATTTATCCACTGTTGCATTGAAAATGGCAACTCTTTCATGTTATCTGGGAATTTATAAACAGTAAGGTTTTTCTTAGCTTTATCACTCCATTCTTTTTTCTCAAATGTTCTTATTATCCATGATTCATCCCTACTTTGGGGCTTCCCCTTTTGATTTAAACCTTTGTGAACCAGTTTGCTAAACTTCTCGGTTAGATATAATTCATAAAATTCAGATGTTTTTCGAATACTCTCAAGTCTGAGGTTCTTGAGAAATGGATGGCCGCCTTGCAAATTAAGTTGTAACTCTCTGACTAAACCAATAAGCTGTTGTTTTTTTTCTTTATCAGCATAAAAAGCTAAACACTCCTGCAATTTATCATAATATATTGAAGTAATCTTCTTTTTCTTTTCTTCATCAATTATCATGTCTACAATATCACGTGCAATAAATGTAGCCATTTCTCCAACTTTTGGTATTCTTACATCAGGACGATTGCTATGGTTTTTCAATTGCTTAAGACGTTTTAATCCGTCACGCTTCATAAGTAAAATCCGTTCGGAAATACTCTTAGAATAACTGACGTCTTGAATGTTTAGCCAATAATTAAGAATTCGTTCAGGAATTTGCGTCCAATTTAATCCATGAAATTGAAGAACCTTATCAAGTTCCTCCTTACGTTTTTGAAGCTCATATAAACTTGCTTTTGAATTTCTGTAAGCTTTGTTGTTCTTTGTGTCGCATTGTTTTTCTAAATCACCCCAGTTTGTAGGTAGTTTTGTTTTTACCAATTCGATAAAATCAATATTGAACAATTGAGTATTGGCAGTTTTATAAAATTGACGAATCAGTTTGATAGACTCACCCGGTTGTAGATATTCGAGTAAGATAATTTTTGAAAGTTCATGTAAACTCAAAAATCCCATAGGCTGTGGCTGTATCAGGTTTACGGAAATGCGTCTTTCAGCTTTTGCATCAATGCTTTCAATATGACATATGTCTTCATTAAAACGAAAACCGATTTTATTAATATCTGTATTGTAATGTGGAGCAAACTGCTCGAAACCGTTTGCTAAATTGCCGGGGTCAATTATCTTCTGAACGTCATCTTCAGAAACGAATTTACTTAGTCTTCCAAACGCTTTTGCATTCTCAATAATTGAACGGGGTATACTTTGTCCCAATATTGATTTCTCGTATTCTGATAGCTTATACTTTCCCAAGTCTATCTGGAAAAAAAAGTCAGGTAACAGGTTTTGTTCGTCTATAAACCGCATAGCAAAATAATGAAATCTGTTGCTATGTCTTACACGGACTGTGAGTTGTTCAATATATTCTGAATAATCAATATTGTCTAAAATATTCTCACGTTCTTCATCGCTGACACTATTTTCTAAAACTTGTTCTATACTTTGTTTTGTTAGTATCGGTCGGAATTGTTTTTTTGCATCTTCACTTAACACATTGTACAATAGTTTGGGACATCGGTCTAGCTCATTAAGCATATCAAGCAGTAAAGCTTGCTTGGGATCATCACTAATTAACTTGTCATGAGGTAAACGGACACAATACGCCATTAATACTTCTCGTGAAGCAATAAAAGACTTGAACTGCGTACCTTTAAGTCCCTGTACTTTCCCTATAAATTGAAAAGCATTTTCCCGGTCAAGAAACATTGCTGTTAGAAAAACCAGGCCTTCTACCGTGATAGAGTTGTTTGATAAAACCAATTGCTTTGCCTGAATCAATTTGAAGTCGTCTTCAGAAAATACATTTGCAAAACGGCTTTTTGTATATTCAATGGCGCGATGAAAACTGGTTACTAAAAAATCTGCAGTGGCTGATGAAACATTTAATTTTCTTTCATCTCCTTTTTCAACAGAATAATAGTGAGTATAATCATTTCTGAAATCCTGAATATCTTTAAAAACTTCTTTTAGCGTTTCAGCCATTAGCAATAAATTTTTCCCTTCTGTATCTCCTTTTTTTTGCTCTTCCTCTGGAAGTCGAGAGGAGTCAAATTGCTTCACAATAGGCATTAGACGGATAAGTTTCTCGAAGAGCCAATTATAATTTAGATTTTTTATATTACTGTTGCAAATAAAGCTATTACGAATATGTTCTTCGTCTGTTAACCTGTTTTTTTGTTTGAATTCTTCTGCAAGATGGTTGTTTATGCTAAAGATATTGAGTCTGGCCAAATTTAGATAAGCGCCAAAATACTGCGGGTCGTCATTTAAGTTTCGACGACTATTTTCATTTGTTGAATTATAAAGCGTTTCCATGTTATATATTATTTTGAGTTAATGTGTGAATAAAAGAACCAATACATTTTGTAAACCATTCGTTGACGATACCATCTTGAGATTTTATTAGAACAAAGAAGGATGATTAAACATAGGATAAATAATTTCAACACCTCCGGTTTTTGAAGTTGGAACAAGTTGAGATCAGGTATAAAGTTTATGAGATATGAGATAAAAAGAATTATCAAACAAAATATTGTCGATAAAAATATGTTTCTGAAAAAAACATAAAAGCTCTGAAAGGATTTAGGAACAGCAAGCTTGTCAGCGTAATCGAGTTCGTAATACATTTTGTCATAAAAATCATCTTGTTGTATGTATATCTCATTTTTCTTATTTTCTTCAAAACTATTAAACTCAGTCTCTGAAAAGAAAATATCATGACCATACCACTCATTAGCTCTTTGGTTGAGTTTTTCCCCTGCTACATCATGGATTCTCACTTTAAAATATATACTTGATATGTGGGTATAAATTTTAGTTGACTTATAAAACCATTTTAAATTAGATGTAAGCCAAAAGCTAATCACATAAATAAATGCTCCAAATAGTATAGCCATAATTAGGAGGATTTCCCATTGTTCAGTCATTTTAAAGTCGGGAAAAAGATTAAGTGTATTTCTGACTTCATCAAGTAAGTACATAAATATTACTCCGGGAAATAATACCGATAGTAAATCGTAAAGAGAGAATTTTTCCATATACGTTTTTTTAGAGTTTATAAATTAGATTCCTTATTTTTAGTTTGAACGATTGTTATCTGTATAAATGATTGAATCATTCACTATGTTAAGGTGCAAATGTAGCATATTTCTTTTATATTTCTAAAATATAAATTTTAAAAAGCTAATTCATAGTCTATTTCAAAACATGCCCCCACCCTCACCGGTGGGTTTTTTTGTTTCCTTAAATATTTTCATTAAAATATAACAACTAAAATAAAAAATTTATATATTTGCAAACAAGTTAAATCTTTAATACTGATAGAAATAATTTGCCGATATGGAAGCAGTAGGGAATACAAATGAGATTAACGAAGTCTATTTAAAATTGGACAATTTGTTTAAGGTAGGGTTAGCGGCACAAATTAAAGGTTCCGGATTAGACTTTGAAAGGTTACTATATGCAACGGATCTGATATCAGGAGAGAAATACTACACTTTGCTAATCAGTTCTGAAATTATATTCTTCAATGAAATAGGTGAGTTGTATCGCGGACTGATTGAAGTTATAGAAAAGGAGCTGAATGAGATCCGGGATGAGATAAACAACTACCAATATCAGCTGACCACCGATTTAAAGTCAGACAAGGCACTCATCCATTCAGAACTGGATGGTTTAAGATATAGAGAAGACAAGTTATATAAAGTAATCACGCAGATTGAGAAATACCTTGAAGTAAAATAAAGGAAACTACAAAAGTAAACTGTACATATTTCCTTGTTAGGTGTAATTATAAAAAAAACAATATGAAAAGAATTTATTTAATTTTAGTGGTTGGATTAATATTTAATCAACTTTGTGCAAAAGAAACTTTAACAGAACGTGAAGCTACAAAAGTCTTAACTGAAAACAATGTTGAGAAGCAAATAACAGAATTGAAAGAACAAGTTCAATTAATCGATAAAAAGATTGATTTGCACAAAGCAACCGAAGATTGCTTTTCATCTGCCTTATCTGATCAATCGACAAGATTTTCATTAATAGCAGCTTCACTTCTTGTTATTTTAGGTGGGCTATCTTATGGTATAAATAAATATGAGGTTGAAAATATCAAGAAAACTATTGAAGAAAAAATAAAAATCCATGAAAAACAAGAAAGTGAGTTTATAAAAAAAGCCTCAGAAACAATAAAGAGAAACTACACAACCTCTGGAAATACGAATAGATTAATTGCAGAGTTTTTTAAAACTAAAGAGAAGTTTTATTCAGAATTTTTATATTCAGTCAGTGCTGCATGTCAGCACAAAAAATCTCTAGATTGCTATGAAGATTTAAGTATAGTAAGAAACGAAAAAGATGAAAAAGCAATAGTAGAGGTTGTTATAGCAAATTTAGAAATTTCATTAGACTGTTTAACTAAAAGGATACCTGCTAACTATAAGTTTTCCAATAATGATACAGAGAAAATATATGAAGACCTTGAAACACTTTCGAATTCAAAAATCAAGGATATTCTCGATTATACTGCAAAATTAAGAGTTGAATTTAACAATAAAATCGAACAAAAATAACTACGCCTAACACACGCCTATGGCCATTGGCTGGCTGACGTGCATTTCGCAGGTTTTGCTCCCGCATTCACTTTGTCGTTTCACGACAGCGAATGCTCCCGCAAACCGCCAAATGCCCATAGCCTCGGTCGTTAGCGGTAAGTCAAAAAAAAGAAAAAATAAAAATTAATACAAGGAATTATAGCACTAAAACTCTCGAAAAAAAATAGATACACCCTACAAAAATGTGAATTATGAGAACTAACTTACGAAACATTATTTTATTGGTTATCACGACAACAGTCATGATTAGTTGCAATGATGATGAAAATATTCAAAACTTTAACTTTTCAGGAGATTGGAAAGTTATTTCTTTCATTGACCTTAAAACTTCAGAAAAGACAAAGAAGACTGAAGAAAACACTTGGAGTCAATTTAATAATGGTGACAACACAATTAGCTTCACAACTTCTGACTCGACAAAAGGTATTGTTTCAGGAAAAAATGTTACAAATGGTTTTTATGGAGAATATACAACTGATTCTAATGGAAAAATTTCAATAACAAATGTAACTTGGACAGAAATAAACGAACCTGAATGGGGCAAATTATTTCGTTCAATTTCGAATGCTGAATCATACGAAATTAAGAATAATATTCTGACTATTTTTTATAACAACAAAATGAAATGTATAACATTAGAAAAGATTAGTAACGAATAGAAAAACAAAAACCTACCGCTAACACGTATGTCCACAGGCTGCTCCGACAATTCGGGACAAAATGTGCACTTAGCGGGATTTGCTCCGGTATTAGCTTCCTGACTTACAATTAGCTTCGCTGATCTTCGATTCACATTGTCCGCCAAATGACGGACAATTGCCCATAGCCTTGCCTTGATGGTTATGAAAACTGTGGATCATACCGAAAATGAAGGAAACTACAACAGAAAACTGTACATATTTCCTTGTTACCCACCATATTAAAATCGTGGCTGCGAATGACCAACAACAATAATTTGACAAAGAAATTAAATCTAAATATTATGAGAACAAATACATTCCTAATTTGTGTTTTATTATTATTTACTGCTTTAGCGAGAGCACAAAATACCGATTGCGAAAGTTTTACTAAAAGTGCTCATGATTTAGCAGTTTTAGATCAAATTATCTCACAGGGAGGAACCTTTGATGCAACATGGAATTGTGAAAATCCGCGTAGATTGATTTATTTAAATTGCTCCTACAACCAATTAATAAGTTTAGATGTTAGTGGATGTAAAGCATTAAAGTACTTATTTTGCAGAGAAAATAAGCTAAACAGTTTAAATATTAGCGGGTGCTCGGCTTTGGTTGATTTGATATGTTATGACAATCAATTAACCAGTTTAGATGTTAGTGGATATTCGGCTTTGACATGGTTAGGATGTTCTGGAAATCAGCTAACCAGTTTGGATGTTAGTGGATGCTCTGCTTTAAAACAATTTTATTGCGACAATAACAAATTAACCAATTTGATTATAAATGAATGTTCGGCTTTATATGCTTTGGGTTGTTATGACAATCAATTAACCAATTTGAATACAAATGGTTGTTCTGCTTTGAGTTATTTGGATTGCCATAATAATCAATTATCTGATTCGAGTTTAAAATTATTCTACGGTTTAAACCTTGGGTGTGATCCCAACAACAACGAAAAGACATTTAATTTAAAAGGTAACAAATGTTTTTCCGAGCAGGCTATTAGAAGTTTAGCTGAAAACCTGCCTTGCTTGACCTACGAACAAATTCATTGGGATCCGTGTATAAATAGCAATCCTTTCAGTTTTGAAAATAATTGGACGGTTTCAAAAACATCTGGAATGCCTGAACATCCAATTGGCGTGGTTGCCGATGGCAGTTCGGCAATAAAAATAAGCCTAACTCAAAACGATGAAAGCATTACTGTTAAGAATGTTGATATTTATTTGACTGAAATAAATGGAAATAATAACCCGGGAACAATTGGCACTTCAGTTTCTGATGCTACAGAGATTCGTTTAATTGGGTTTTCATATTTGCCGGATAATATTTTTTATGTAGCTCCCGATGTGTTTACTGACGACACAATAAATACAGATTGGAATAGAAAAGTATGCATTCAAATTATTATAAATGATAAAAGAGATAAGGGTTATGCTTTATATGATACTATTGAAATAATTCGTCCTCCGGCATTGCTTATACATGGACTAAACTCCAACTACAAGTGCTTTTCCCAGTTACAAACAGAATTATTGAATTCAGGTTGTTATAAAACAGGACAAGCTTATTGCGTAGATTATTCGCCAACAAATCGAGCTTCTTTCGAAGAAAATTCTCATGTTGTGCCCAATAGTATAAAAGGGATAAAAAGAGATTGGAAAGAAAAAGGATATGTTGTTTCCAAAGTTGATATTGTGGGGCATAGTATGGGAGGAATATTAAGCCGTTTATATTTGCAAAGCAACAATTACGATAATGACATTCATAAATTAATTACGGTAAACACCCCTCATTCCGGTTCTCAAATAGCTAATTTTATTGTATCTACACCTAAGCTAAATAATCTAAGACATATTATGGGATTTGGGAAAGCTGTGGATGACTTGCAAGTTACAAGTGATGCGATAAGGACTCAGTTAAATGGAAGTTCTGTTAAAAATAAAGTGCCAAGTCATGCAATAGTAACGGAAACTACTGTTTATTCTGAAGCATTTAAAAAATTAAAGAAAACATTCTCAAAAGATCCGTTGTATTGTACAATAGTTAGTGCTTTTTTGCTAACTAATCCTTTAGGTAAACCTGCCAGTGGCGAAGCGATTGGCTTATCTTTAAAATTTAACAACTGGCTACACAATGATATTTATAATGATGATAACGATATTGTTGTTGCTGTCAATAGCCAGATAGGAGGACTTGGCTCTACAACGCTTATTCATAATGAGTGGCATTGTGGTTCTCCGGATAATGCAATTGTAAAGTCAACCATAAAGGAACTATTAGTATTACCGGCATCTGTTGATTATTTTTCGAAACAGGGTTTTAATCCACCCACTTTAAATTTTCCAAATAATACAAAAAGTATGATAGCCGAATTAAAATCTTCAATTATCAACAACGATAGTGTCTATTTTAAATTGCCAACCAATAATATATCAATAAACAGCGGAGATTCAATTACAATAGAGGTGGCAAGAACAGCTAATGTAAAAAACCTGGTATTTATGGCAATGGAATCTCAGGATTCAGTTTATATGAAAGACACAACTGCTACTAACATGAGTTTTAAGTATTGTGTGCCTTCTACCTATGTTGGCATTATTCCCATGTATGTGTTTGGTGCTGATACCTTAGGAAATATTTATTTGGATTCTGTTTTCGTAACTGCTTCTCCAAGCGCTGTGGCACGTTCGTTGGTCATTACCTACCCTGAAGGTTCATTATTGGAACTTTCACAGGGATTAAAATCAGCGGTTCGGGTTTCTTGCCTGTTTTCAGACAGCATTACCCGGGATATAACCACACTGCCAGATGTACAATATTCAACCCAAACAGGAAATGCAGTTGTTGTGTCTCAAGGTGTAATAAAAGGTGCACATAAAGGATTAGATACACTTATTGTAAGTTATGCAGGGTTAAGTTGCAGCCTTCCTATTAGTGTTAATCAAGATTATACCTGTACCGTTAGTGCTTCGGTAAGCCCGGATAATTCGGGGACTGTTACAATCGGAACAGGAGTTTACTTTTATGGCGATAGTGTTACTATGGCAGCTACTCCCGAATCGGGTTACACTTTCGATTATTGGAGCGAAAACGGGATTGAAGTATCGACAGATAGTGAATATACTTTTGAAATATATGCAAGCCAAAATCTTGTAGCTAATTTCAAATCAGCAACAGGTATTGAAAACATCTCAACAAACAATGATAATTTAATTTCGATATATCCGAATCCAAACGATGGCAACTTTACCGTTGATATTGAATCTGATTACATCGGAAAAGTTGTAATAAATATTGTTTCGGTAACTGGGATACAATGCGACCATGTTGAATTTGTAAAATCGGCAAAAGAAATAACATACGAGATAAATTCAAAATGCTTTGTAAATGGTATTTATTTCATTGAAATAATTTTGGAAGACGAAAGAGTGACGAAAAAAATAAAAATAAATTAGACATCTAAAACCATATATGTATCTCTTTTTAACTATGTTGCTACAACAACAAGAATGATTAAAATAAAGACAAAAATACGGTGGGTAACACTTTGTATAAGTAATGGCAGGTGATGTGGTAAAATAAAGGTTTGTAGCCCGCTCAAACTACGTAGCGGTTTGACAGGAAAGTGCCACGCAATCTGCCACTACTCATACAATTTACCGTTATGCGTAAGTGTAAAAAAAGAAAAAAACAGGAATAATTGACGAATGATTTAAAAACAGTAATTTTGCAATAAAGAAATAAAACCAAGATAAAACAACAAACAAAAAAATAATGAGTGAGGAGCTAAAAGAAGGGTATATTTTTGACTATATTTCAGGGATTCAAGTAAAAGCAACACCAGAAGAAATGGAAGCTGTTCAAGTGTTTTCAAAAATACTTGTTGAAGACTATGAATATCCAATAGAACGAATTCAAACACGTCCACAATGGAGGGTAAAAGTCACAACAAGTTGATACAAACTGTTTAATTGGTAGTTCAGATAGAGATTGGGAGCTCCGGTATTAGCTTCGCTGATTTGCAATTCATTTTGTCCGCCAGCTGGCGGACAAATGCCCATAACCTCGGTGGTTATGGAAACTGTGGATTATCCCGAAAATGAAAGGAACTACAACAAGCAAAGGTGCGAGGCGTTACCCGCATTCGCAGGCTGTATTGCTGGCATTAGGAAAAATCAAATCAGAAACCCCCCACCTACCACTTTCCCGTTCGATACGGGATAGGGTAGACGACAAACAAGGAAATGTTTGTATATCCACGCGCGAAATAAGAATAAAGCTTCATCTATATACAGGTGGAGCTTTTTTGTTTTGCAACATTGTTATATATTAATAATTTTAATATATTTGCAGTTAGAATTATTAATCAGTTTTAAATACAATATTATGACATTTAAGGAAATAGCAAGTAAGATAACCGGATTTAGTTTCCCTATTTTTGGTATTTCGTGGAATCCTTCAAAGTCCGAAATTGAAGTTGCCAGAAAAGTTATTACTTTTTTAGAAGATCGAAGAGTTCTGTATGTCGTTTATGAACTGGAATCCCCAAATCATTGTGCTAAATCAGTTGTTAAGATTAGAAATTTCCTTACAGAGCAACTATTTGAATTGGACGCAAAATCAGAATTGGCTATTACACTTAAAGCAATGAGAAGTGCGTGTAGGAGGTTTAATAATACAATTCAAAACCAATATTATTCCGATAGAGTGAGTTGCGATTTAGGAATGGGAGAACAAATTCACTTCTATAACGCAATGGGAGAATTTCGAGCAACAATGGGGGCATTAATTGGAAAAATACTAGTACAACATGGAATTGATTCTGAAGGACAATTAATTGAAATAATTCCATTTGAAATAGACGAATAAAATCAGTCTGAAAGAAGCAATGAATCAAAAAACTAAACAAGCCGAGAACTGGTAATTTTTTATTATTACAATTATCAATTTAGAATAACCAAAAACGCCAGACTAATTTAGCCTGGCGTTTTTGATTTATTCTATCTTCACATTAATATCTTTACCGCAGTGTGGGCATTTTAATGCTTTGGTTTCTATCTTCTTCTCAAAAAGTTCCGATATATCAACTTCAAGAACCTCGGCTATTAACTGTAGCCTCTTGAGCGGTGGATTACCAGTTTCTGAAAGCATTTTGTAAAACCCGACTTCAGTCATCCCCAATTTTGCTGCAAAATCTCTTCCGGTTATTCCTTTTTCTTTTAGAAGTTCCTTAACTCTCAGTGTAGACATTTTAAATGCTTATTTATACGTTATTTATTACAAAAGTAAATAATATATACTCATGATATATATGTGTTTTAATAAATATACTGTCAATTAATGTTTTTTAACTCTGAATACTTGCTATATATAAACTAACAGTATATATTTGCATGTAAAACAAAACCAATAGTATATACGATATTTATGTACACAAACAGCTCACAGACGGCTACGCGTCGTCGTAACTCATCCAAAAGGAAATTTAATCAGACTTTATTCAATTCGTCTGAAGTAATGCCACAGACTGCATCCCGGAGCTTTATGGGCTTTGCTCGCGATGCAAAAAACACCCTGTTTACTTCCCCTACCATAATGACCTGCTTAGTTGATGAAGCAGGTATCAATATGACCTTCGCAGGAGAAGGATATGTTTTATCTTTAATATATCAGGAGGTAAAGCCATGACACAAGTAAACGGAATACCGGTAACAGAGAATTTGATTAAAATACTCAAAGAGCAATATTGTCATTCATCTGGAGACGAAACGACATTGGATTGGTATGTGGAAAGCCTCATGGGAATAAATGACTATCTATTGGACAGGCTTGCTGAAGCTTCAACGAACGATGTAGAACAGTTGAAAAAAATATCAACGCTCCTATTAGATGTAAAAGGAGTTCGCGACTTCAATGCAAAACTAAACACAGCACTTAAAGAAATAGCCGAATTACGAAACCCTGAAAATCAGTAATACTATGGACGAAAAATTTAAACCACCCGTAACAGTAAATGAGGCCATATGTATGGTGCGCCCACTTGACCCCCACCCTGCTAATCTGTATACTGAAGCCGAAAAGCAAATTGCTTACGACCGCCTTTTGGAATTTTTCCGGGTGTTTTTACCGCAAGATTAAATCACTATCACTTAATTTACTATTGTCCTTTAAAAGCCGCCTTCGGGTGGCTTTTTTTGTACCATAAAAAATCAGAGTAATGGTACAATACAATCACCTCAATTACGGCCGTAGCCTTGTAAACAGCATGAAGCTGTTTGCCAGCCATCATCACGAAAGCTTTTTCCAGTCGCCCAATAGCGATACTTTGCAAGCCATAAGTAACCGGCTATCCCAAATAGATTATCCGGTTCTGGTGGCCATTGATGGCAAAGACGCGGACTTCACTGATAACGGAGCTGAAGTATTGCTTAAAAAACCACAATACTTTTTCATGTTCCTTAAACCTGTAGCCGATTCTGAAAATCCGGAAGAAATTATGGCTGCTCAGGAAGAATGCGAAACTTATGCCGGACAAGCCATTGCCCGGATGATGGAAGATTGCCGGAATTACACAAATGGTCTTACCGAATTAGACACCAATTCCTTTATGGTTCGCTCAATAGGACCCTTGGGAGATAAGCTGTATGGGGTAATCCTGGGATTCAACACTGAAGCCGGCGCTGAATATAAAATCAATAATGCTTTTTGGGTATGATAAGGCCGGAACTGCAAGATATGACTGTATCCGATTGGGTGGCAGCCAAAACAGCTATGAACCGTGGTGCTTTTAACCAATTGGTAAAAGTAGCGCGGACTGGTGGCATTCAGGTACCGGGCATTGTATCTCCATACCGAAACCCGCGTATTTCATTTGTTTCGGAAAACGATGCTACCATGTACCAGAGAGTGAATGATACCGATAGTCTGAATAAATTTAATAGCTCAGTAAAAGCCTGGGCCAATAAAGTTGAATCGGAACTGAAAGCTTCAGCTGATTCCAGATTCAGTCACGTGGATAGAGATGTAAGCGACAAATTTCCTCGATTGTCGGACAGCATAACTGCTAAAGTCAGGTTCGACAAACAATATAAACTTGAAACACGTAGCGTGGGGTTTTCCATAGCCAGACATGGAGTATACCAGCACCAGGGTGCCGGTACCGGGCATGGTGGTTTAGTTGGAGGAAAATGGACCGACAAGTATGGGAAGCTGCAACAGACTAATCCCAAAAGTTACGGAAAGCAAGGTACTGGTAGCCGGCAATCGGTTCATTGGTTTAATTCAGTAATTGAGCGAAATATAGATGATTTGATTGAGATAGTGGCCGAATATTCGGCTGATTTGGCAGTGAATATAAACAGCATATTATTACCTGAATAAAATATGGCAAATGATTATAAACGTGGCATTAGGGTGTATCTCGAAACCTCCGATTACGGAAAGGGTATCGAGGCGATGGTTGCAGCCACGGGCAAATATGAAGATAAGTTAGCAGAGCTAAGGAAAGAAGCCGAAAAAATGACGGCATCAGGCCAA